GAGCAGGGCAGGGGTAATCGGTTGGTCTAATAATTCGGGCAGCAGGCTGCCATATTCTTCGCGCATCAGGCGCGTGCCGATACGCGTGAATAGAATGTTTTTTATTGACTGGCGGATGTGGTCGTATAGGCCGATTTGACGGCCTGTTTCGCTGTTGGTCATTCTGGTTTGCCTGTTTTGCCGCCCGAATCGCCTGGATGAATATGCTCATCGACGATGATGCCGTTGGATGTGATTTTGCCGGTATTGGTCAGCGTGCCTTCGTGGTTGATTGCGCCTTTGATGGTTGTTCCGCCGCCTTCGCCTTCGCCGCCGCTGCCGCTCATGCCTGACGTGTAGGTCAGCAGGCCGTTGCTTGTCGTCATTTTTTGGATGACGACGTTGCCAGTGATTAGGGTGTCGGGCGCGTCGATGGTCAGCTTGGCGACGGCTTTTAATGTCATTTGGCCTGCGCCGTGGTTGTAATTAATGATGGCACCGTCGGGAAATTTGACGACGGTCTCGTCAGCCGATTGGGCAGG